TTGTTCTGATGGGTGCGGACCTGATCCATCATCTCGACAAGGGTGCCGAGACGCGTGAAAAGTCCGTTGGTTCCGTCGTAGGTGAGCGCCATGCGTCAGTCCTTTCGTGGTTCATCGGTGAACGGCATCGCCGCGTTCAGCGCGGCGCGTCGCTTCGTGCAGCCGAAGCACGGCGGAAGCACCTTGTGGATGCCAGTGGAGTCGAGCGCGCGGTGGATCACGTCGCCGACGCCTCGCGGCGGCCCGGCGTAGGCCGCGCACGACGCGCAGCGCGCGTCGTCCGTCGCGCCGCGGTGGACCGGATGGACGCACTGCTGCGACAGGCGGAAGACGCATTTATCCAAACGACACCGTCCGTACGATCGTCTCGCGGAGCAGAAGGTCGCCAAGCGGCTGGCCCGTGAAGTCGAACTGAAGCTGGAACTCTGGCGAGCCGCCCGGCGTGTATAGCGTGCAGCCGTAGTTGCTCACGATCGGCCCGAGGTTCGTGATCGTCTCGGTGAACGGGATAGATGAGTTGTCGAAGTTTGCGAACGGCGGGCAAGTCGCGATCGAGAAGAGGCAGCAGTCTGGCGAGCTTGGGTCGCCTCCGACGCATGATCCGATCAGCACGCAGGTCGTCGGGACTGTCTCGCTCGTCGTGTCTGGATTCGGGATCGACGGATCGGGACACGTCAGTAACGTCACCGAAGTCTCGGTCGTCGTCGTATCGCCATCCTTCACATACCACGTCATCCCGACTCCCGTGAATCCCGCGGACGACACGCAGGCGATCCTGCCCGAGAAGCGCGCGGTTGTCGTCGCCTCGCTGACTATGTCGACGCGGCTGCGCGCGGGATCAGGGATGCAGCCCCACGGATTTCCGTCGCATGGTCCATAGGGGATGATGTCTAGCCCGCCTGCCGCCGACCACTGCTCCGTCCTCGTATACGACGTCCGCGTGATCTTGCCGACGTGCGGCTGGCCGGGTGCCGAGCGCGTGAACGTTCCCGTCAGAGTCTCGGAATACAGGTTGGTGTATGACGCGCCCCACGGCAGTATGGTAGTCGACGTGCTCACGCTATTGATCGTCAGCGTGATGACCGCGGGCGCGCACGCCTCCCACTCCGCGCAGTCCTGCCATCCCGGCTGGTCGCAGCAGCAGAGCAGCGCCGCCGCGTCGACCGTCACCGCTCGGCTCCGTACACCGTGACGCAGATTCGGTCGGCGTGGCTGGCGACCATGACCAGCCTGTCGCCGGGCGTCATCAGTATTCCCGCGTCGAACAGTACCGTCGTTGACTTCGCCTGCACTGAAAGATCGTAGTAGAGCGCGTTCGACGTCGACGCGTCCTCGCCCGGCCTGACGTGATGAAGGCGCACCGTCTCGTTCCCGGTGTGGACCGAAGTGATGAACACCGTGTCGACGCGCGCGGTCGAATCGGCTGGCACCTCGTACAGGGTCGTCGCCGTCGCCTTGGCGAGCGCGGCCCCGAGCCTGCGGTTGACATACGATCGGGCGTCTACGGGCTGGAACTGGGTGGGTAGGGTGGTCATTGGCAGCTAAAGGCGTAGCCGTTCGGCACCGCGAAGTGGAACGCAAACCACTTCGACGGCGACTGGATCGCGGTGACGACGGTCCCGACCTTGATGGATCGTCGCTCGGCGCTGCCGCCGGGGAGCACCGTACCAACGCCGATGTTGTTGAGGTTGTCGGACGGGTTCTCGCATCCGTTCATCAGTTGGTACTCGTACGAGCTGACGTCGCTCCACAGCGGCGCGGACCCTTGCCACGGGGTCGAGTCGACCATCCTCGCGCCGTAGGACCAAACGTCGGGCCTCGACGGACCCGGATAGACCGTCGTGATGCGGAACGTCGCGGCCGTCGTGCCCTTCGCGTTGAGGACGAGGTAGAAGAGCGCGCCGTCCGTTCGACGCCACGGCTTGAGCGCGACGACCGCGTTCACGAACGCGCCGCCGCCGGGCGCGCGCGCGGGATACGCGATGGGGTTTCCGTCGAAGCTGCTCGACAGCCCGTCAGGCAGAACGATCACGTTGAACGCCTCGTCGTACGCGATCTCCTGCCACGCCCAGTTCCCCGTGTCGCCTTCGGTCGAGATGAGCCGCGCAAGTATCACGTTGTCGCGCGGAAGCCGACGCGGCGCGCTCGACGCCGTCTGCTCCTCCACGAAGTCGAAGACCTCGTTGATGTGGCTGAAGTCGAGCTTGCCGACGCGGCCGGATGTGAAGCGTGGTAGGTCCATCAGTCCTGCAGGATGTAGTACTGGAGGTTCACCGTCGACGCGGCCGCCTTCGCGGTCGGGCTGTTCGTGCCGAGGCGGAACACCGCCGCCTCGCCAGCCTTCAGCTTCGCGAACGGCACGAAAGGCGAGGTGCCCGTTCCGATCTCGATCGCGTTCGTCGTGTCCGTGTTGCGGAAGTACGCGTAGCCCGCGGTCGTGACGCTGCCCATCGTGATGGCGGCCGCCGTCGTCGTGACGTTCTGCGCGCCGCCTGACGCGGTGCCGCCCGTCATGTCGACAAGAATCTGACCCGGCTCCTCGCGGTGGACAAGCTTGTTCTTCGCGACGTTCAGCTTCAAGTTGATCTGGATTTCGTTGGCCATCAGAAGTTCTCGCTCAGGAGGTTGAACTCGGCGTAGCCGGGATACGGCTGGAGCCAGTAGACGTTCTTCGCGCGCATGGTCAAGGCGGAGAACCTGATCGTCACGGGCTTCCCGTCCTGATCGCGCTCCGCGACCTGCACCATGTGGTACAGCGAGTCCTGCGCGAAGGAGTGAGTCAACGACACGCGGTCGACGCCGATTCGGCTCGCCTTCGCGCCCTTGTACAACACCTGCCCGATCGGAGCGCCTTGGAACGGCTGTAGGTTGCGACGCCCGCGCGCGACGCGGATCAGCTCAGACCTTTCGGGCAAGGACGCCATCGACACCGTCTCGGTGAACTCGATCGCGCCGAGGTAGTGGAGCCTCGACATCGGCTCGCCAGCCGAGTCGATCGACGTCCCGGCGCAGTTGGAGTCGGTGCCCTCGCCGATCGCGTTCCCGAACTCCGGGATGTTGAGTCCAGGGTCGATGCGGTAGACGTCGCGGAACTCGACCGCCCAGTCCACGCTGAACTGGGTGTATCCGATCTCCTGCGGCTGCTTGTCGAGAGGCTCGGAGTTCTCGTAGGAGAACTCGACCGTCCAGACGAAGTTGCTGCTCGGCTCGACCTTGATCGAATACGACTTGCAGTACAGCATCGGGTCGTCGGGGAACTGCGCGGCGACGTCGGGGAGAAGCGTCCCGCCGACAGACGTGCCGAACAGCGCGCGCACCGCGGCGGCGGTCTGAAGCGGCGCGGAGTCGTCCCAAATGGAAAACCGACGCGTCGCGCTGATCTTCCCCTCGTTCCACGATTCGTTGCGAGTTTCCGCTAGTTCGATCGCCGTCGCCATCAGTTGAACCCTCCGACGCCGTCCTTCAGCGAGTCGCGAATCTGCTCGATGCCCCGAATCAGGCGGTAGTCGTTCTCAAGCTTCTTCGACGCCGGGTACGCGTCGAACTTGAACGTGCCCAGCGCGGTCTGCGCGCTTCCGATCCCTGCGGTCTGCGCGGCTAGCCGCTCCTGCTCGAGCGCGGCGATCTCGCTCTTGGCCGCCTCCATGCGCGCGGCGCTCTCCTTCTCGACCATCGCGAGCCTGTCCTTCTCCTCCTCGGCGATGTTCTGCTTGTGGAGATAGAGACGGTACTCGTACTGCTGGCGGATGACCTGCTCCGCGTCCTCGATGGTCGCGCGCGCCGCGTCCTCCTCCTCGCGTCCGAGGCTTCCGAACAGCGCGGCCTGCATCGCGGGGTCTTCGTAGAGTTCCCTGCGCGCCTTGGCGACGGCGTCCTCCATCTCAAGACGGAGCGCCTCCTCCTCGTTGCCAGCCTTGCGGGCGGCGTCGACCTGCACCTGGAGGTTGAAGTCGGCGACCTCCTGATCCCGCTTGATCTGGCGGTTGCGGAGCTGGCCCATCATCTCAAACTCCGCGTCCTGCTTTGCCTTCAGCCGCGCCTGATCCTCCTTCGCCACGGCGGCCGCTGCGGCCTTGCGCTTGCGCTCGGATTCCTCAAACGCCTTCTCTTCCTGCTCGCGGTCGTAGGCGAATGCGAGGTCGATCCCCCGCTGCATCCGCGCTTCCAAAGAGCTGATCGTGCCGAACGCTCCGTCCGCGAGGTTCTCTCCGATCGCCTTGCCGAGGTCGTATGCCGCTCCGATGACAGGAAGGTTTCGGACGAGTTCCTCGACCGCCGCTCCGAGGGTCTTGTCCCCGCGGATTGCCGCGGACATCGACCGCATGACGTTGTCGGCCATGCCGAGGCCAAGCACGCTACCGAGCATCTTTCCGGCCTTCTGCTCGCTGAACTCGTCGCGCAGCTTGTTGCGCAATAACTCGCCCGTGCTGGTCGCCGTCGCGGCCGCGCTCTGCTTGACAGCCGTCATCGTGGCGTTGAACTGCGCCATCGACGCCGTCACCGCGATGTTGATCTCTCCTGCGTTCATCGTGCCCTCTCGACGTGACGTCTCATCCAGTCGTGTCTATCGGCGGTTCCGTCGCTGCCGTTCGCAGCGAGACGGAGGTGCTCCTCGAACTCGCCGCAGGTCAGGTCGAGCGGGTTGCCGAGTCCGGGCGCGGCGCGCGCGATCAGGTGCGCGAGCGCCATCCAGTCGCGCGGCGCTTCCGGAATCGCCGCGCCTACAGAGGGTTTGCCGCCGCGGCGGCCTCCTTGTACCTGTCGACGTCGACGCCGAGCGCGGCGATCGCGTGCATGGACGCATCGGAAATCTCGACGGCTGCGAGGAACGCCTCGGCGTCGTCGCAGCACGCCGCGAGGACCATCGCCGCGCCCGACAGGTTGAAGCAATGGAGGACCAGCGAAGATGCGCGCCGCGCCGCCTCGCGCGCGTCCTGCGCCACCTGCATCGCCTCCCTGTGCGGCATCCCCACCGCCTTCGCGTCGCGCAGGACTTCCGCGGCCTTGTCCTCCGTCAGCTGCTCCGAGAGCGCGATCCTCTCGCGCACGGTCAGCGGGCGAAGCGTGAAGGACCGATCACCAGCGTTTACCACCCACGGGGCCACACGGATCATCCCTGTCTCCTTCTCTTGAGAAACTCGGCAAAGGAATCGTCAGGCGCGACGACGCGCCTGTCGGACACGCGGCGGATCGACCACGAATCGACGTCGGCCATGCGCGCCTTCTCGGCCGCCAGCGCGTAGCCGACCGCCTGCTCCTCCGTGACGGTCCCCGGCGTGATGCGCCGCGTGCGGACGCGGCCGTCCATATAGGTGATCGACACCAGCCAGTCCGAATCGGACGGAGCAAAGGCATTCGCAACTTGACCGAGATGGGGCATCATGCTCAGACGAGCCAGGTCACGACGGGCGCAACACCGTCCGCGTTCGCGAAGTTGCAGGTGACGGTCGAGTCCGCGGTCTTGTCGACGTTGAACGCGAATCCGTTGAAGATGCAGTTGGCCGCGATGCGCGCGTCGTTCGTCGAGTCGTAGATCGTGAGCGTGAGCGCCTGCGTCGCGGTGTTCATCCAGATCATCGAGGTGAGCGCGGTCGTGGTCGACGCGGTCGAGTCGACGGCCGGGACGCCGGACAGCGAACCGGTGAGGTCGAGCATTCCGAGACGCTTGCGGCGGCCGGTGTCGGAGAAGCCAGTCAGCTCGCTCTCGACCCGGGAAAGGTTAGCCGCGAACGACCGCACCCGGAAAACGTTTCCGCTCGCTGGCATGGTCACGTTGCCGTCGTTTCCGATCACGAATGTGTCAATCGCCATGGTGTGTTCCTATCAGGGGTCGAAGGCGGTCAGCCTGTACGTCTCTGTCATCGTCCACGCGTCGTCCTCGAATGACGGCACGCCGCCCCCGGTCTTGACCGCGGAGACGCGGTCGAAGCCCGTCGCGCTCATGGTGGTCGAGAGCGCCGTCTCGATGTCCGCGGCGACCGTCCAGATGTCCGTCGTGCCCGCGTTCGCGTAGGCGATCACGAACTCGACCGTCATGTCGTAACGCTTGAGCGTGCCGAACATCGGCGTCACCACGGTCGAGGTGGCCGAGTAGACCATCATCGGCAGCGCCGCGTTCGACGGCCCCTCGTCTAAGTACATCCTGCCGCCGAGACGGTTGACCAGCGCGGTCGTCGCGTGCAGCCTCGTCTTGAGCGCGTCCATGATCGCCTTGGCCATCAGGCTTTCTCCGCGAAGGTTCGTTGGACCCACAACTTCACGATGCGAAGCGCCTGCGCGCCGACCGTCGCCACGGCTGGCCTGACGTACGGGCGCTGCGACAGGCCGCGCCGCCTGCTGCCGAACTCAAGCGCGCGCGCGTACTTGAGGTTCGACCCGTAGGTGAACCACATCCTGCTGGGCGCGATGTCGTAGGTCAGGACGGCGAACTCCTGCGTCGTGCCCTCGGACTTCTTGCCGAGCGGTGCGCGCACGCGGAACTTCTGGTCGGCGTTGCCAGCGATCGCCCACGACTGCCGCAGCCGTCCCGTATTGACGGCGGGCGGCTGGCCCGGCGACGAGGCCCGATGGAACCCGCGCGCGCGCAGGTTGCGGCCGCGCGCGCTTCCGCGCGCGACGCGGTACAGGCGGCCCGTGCCCGGCTTCGACAGGGTCGACCGCAGGAAGCGCGACAACTGGAGCTGCACGCCGAGCAGCCCGTTCGCGACGCCGCGGCGCATCGTCTCGTTGATCTTCTTCTCGTCTATGCGGACTGGGTCGCTCACAGCGTCACCCCCGGCTCCACCTCGACCGCGTCAACGACGGTCATCGTCAGGTGCGAAGCGGACTGCGCGGGCGACGTCTCGCCCGGGTTCGACGCACCCGTGACGCGCCAGTTCCGCACCGTGCCCGTGAAGCCGTCCCGCAGTTCGTCGTCTATGCGGACGTCGACCAGCCCCGACAGGTAGATCGTGCAGGACGTGCGCCCGCTCATCCTGCCTTGGAACACGTCGGAAGACTGCGCGCCCGGCTGGACGAACGCGCGGACCTCCGACTGGCGCGCGTAGGTGCGCGTCGTCTGGCCGTCCGTACCGAGTCCGATCGTCGGACGGTACAGGTACAGCGTCAGCCCGAATCGGTTTACCAGAGCCTCGATGCTCATCGAATCCTCTTGTACGGCCCGAGCAGCGATTCGATCTCCTTCGCCACCTCGTCGCCAGCGCGAAGCGAGTACGAGTACCCGCCGAGCGACTCGCTCGACACGCTCGCGTCCCGCGTACGGTCGCGAAAGAACTTGCCGACCACCATCAGCGTCGCCTGCTCGACGTCGGCAGGGATCGTCTCATAGCCGCCTCGGTAGTCGACAAGCACCGATCGGTACGACCGCATCGTCTGGCCGTAGACGATCCCGCTCTCCTCATCCAGTCCGTAGTCCGTAAAGAAGTCGGTGAACCCGTCGAGCAGGAACGCGCCCTGTCGGACGTCGCGCCCGGCCACGCGCGCGAGATAGCGGCTCGGCGCGTTCTTCACGGTCGATCCCGCGAAGCCAGCAACGAGGCTGACCTGCGCCGCCAGTTCCGTGATGGCGTCGTAGGTGTCAAGCGACAGCGCCGTCCGCGTCTCGACGCCCGCGCTCGTCCTGCGCGTCAACTGGAGCTCGCCGTTCGCGACCGACACCGCGGCGAGCGTGTCCGTCCCGTCCGTCGAGGACACGGACAGAACGCTTTCCTTGG